GTTACCATCAATTACTAAATCTATAACCATCCCTGTTGAAACATTAGAGAATGTTAATGTAGTATTTGCACTTAATGTTTTAGTAAATACAGCAGCTGCTGACCAATCAACATCACTTGCTGATATAACAGCTGAAGTAGTAAACTCTGCTCCCATTTTAGCATAAGTAATTTGGTCATCTGCTATATGCACTGTGTCTATTGCTCCATCAGCTATTTTATCTGAATCTACTGCATCATCTGCAAGTTTAGCAGTTGTTATACTTCCATCTGCAATTGATACACTTGGCGAACCCCAAGAAAAACTTCCATCTCCATCTGATAATAAAGATTGCCCTACACTACCATTCCCACTTACATCTAACATTGTAGCATTTACTACATTTGAAGAAGTTGTCCCTACTAAAGTTCCAACTGCTGAAGATGAAATGTTTCCAGAGTTATCTACTGAAATTCCAATAGAATTTCCAGCACCATCACTCAATAATTGTAGAGTTCCATCTACTGTTCCATTGTCACTAAATTTAATTAGTGAACTATAAGTATCTTTTATTTTATTTCCTGTTAATGTTGCCATATCTTATTAATTTTAAATGTGGTCCCAAGCGTGATTTTCGTGTTCCCATTTATGCATATTTGTTGCCCAATATTCTTTTAATCTTCCAATTATGGTTATTATTTTGTTTCCAATTTTCGGTAAACCAAGTCCAAGTCCTAACATATTATTCTATATAAGCGATTATTTTACCTACTGAAACGCTAATTGTATGGAATGAACCATAAATAATCATACCAGTAACTAAATCTAAACTTGTGATTGTAGTATCACCTTTTGTTGTGTTATTAGTAGCGCTTATTGTTGCATCTTCTAAAACCTGGATTGCATTGTATTGATTTCCTTCTGTGCTGGTTTCACCACTTGCGATTATTTCTAATCCAAAATCACCAAAAGCTGATTTTTGGTAAACCGAATTGTAACTCATATCATTTGCCATAACTAAAATATTTATTACAAAAATAACAAATTATAAATTAATGCTTTCTCCCTTGACCTCTATATTTTTTTTTATAACCAGTTTGATTTTTTGAAGCATTTTTACTATGTACTCCTGGTCTTTTTTTCTTTGGTTTTTCTATATATGAAGTGTATAATTTACGAGGCATTATTTTGATTTGTCATTAAGTTTTTCAAATGTTCTCATACCACCAAGCCCTAACATACCAATTAATACTGTCATTAAATGTTCCATCTGTAAAGCTGGAGGTGCTTGTCCCTCGCCAAAATACCAAACAAGCATATCTCGAAGTACAAAATTGTAAGCTAATGCAAATCCACATACCCATCCTATAAATGGTCTCCAACCAGCAACAAAAATAGTTCTGTGCTGTGCTTCCATTTTATTAATCTCTGCTTGAAGTTCTATAAGCTTTTGAGGGTCTATCTCTTTTCCTTTAATAAGTTCTCTTATTTCAAGTCCTAACCCCCCTATGTCGCTTGAATCTTTAAAACCAAGTAGTCTTTTTAAAATCTTAAGCATCTAAATTAAAATATTTATATAAAGTATGTTTTTTGCCTTTAGGTGTCCAGCTTTGTAAAGCTATACCTCTGTTTGCTTTTTTAGATACATAAGAGATATGAATCCAATCAGGATTTTCATCATCTCCGTGTTCCCATATTATTTGGTCATAATCTAAATTATCTTTTATATAATAAAATAATTCTGCATTTGTTTTTTCACCTAAAGAATCAATATCAATTGCTTCTCCTTTTGTGTGTTGGCTTGTTGCTTTAGAACCTATTGCCTGACATAATTCTGGAGACCTATAAAAGCTATTTATTCTTATAGGGTGGTCACACCATTCTCTTAATGGTTGAAAAAGCTTTTCTGCAGTTTTTTTCATTGTTTTTACTTGCTCATCATTTGGGGTATTATCTAAACCTAATTTTTCAGCTGTAGCAGAATTTACAGCCTCATCCCAAGAAATGTTATTACTAATTTTACTCATAATATTTAAATTTGTTGAACACGATTAGAAATATCAATGATAGCAGTGAAATAAGTTAAATCATTCCTATCTTCTTCTAAATAAGTAATCCCTTCATTTACACAAGTATATACATTAAAATTATTACTTGATAAATCAAAATATCCACTTGAGCGTGTTCTAATTATTACTAATATATCATTTACAATTGTATTCATTTCAAGTTCACCTCCATCATCGCTATTAAAAGCAGTTACAACTTCAATTCTTGTAAGTGTTTCAGAAATAAAATCATCTGCATTTTGGTCAGCTTCATTTGTTTGAACAGAATATACTTTTATATATGGTTCAGAAGCGCTTGAAGGAACCCTACCATAAACTGGCACATTAGAACCATTATAACTAATGTTGCCATCTAATGCGTTAATTATAGCCTGTCTAATAAATCTTATTGGGTCTTTCATCTTTTTATTGCTCTTTTAATTCTATATTCTAAATTCTTTATAAGTATTTTAACTCCTCTTTCAATATTTTTATAAAAGAAAGGTTGAGCTTTTACTTCGTTTCCTCTACTTGTTATCCATCCTCTTTCTACAAATCCACTATATGGTGCTTTTGAGAATATAGTTACATCATTATCTTTTGGCTCAAATCCTACATTGTTTCTTAAATTTCCTGTATCAACTGGAGCATCTTTTTTTATATCTCTACTAATTAAAGCACCAGCCGTGTACATTTCTTTTTTAAGACCAGTTTCATCAATTACTTCAAGAGCGTGAAACTTTCTTTGCAAAGCGTTTAAATCTCTTTGGCTTATCTCTATCATTTTATATTTTTCTTGTTGCCTCTATCGTTGTATAGAAATCTTGGATGTCATCGTATCGGTTGTTAATCCTGTAATCCCCTGATACTCCCTCAATCTGGAGCAAATCTCCATCAAGTATTTGGTCTCCAGTTCGCTTTCTACAGCGTACTTCAATAGAAACATATCTGTCACGCTTTCCATTTTGTGTTGTTATTTCACCTGATAATTCTTTAACATTTGCCCAAATTGTATATTCGGTTGCCGATGTTGATGTAAAACCACCAAAATTATCAGATGTTTTTGTTAGTCTTTTAACCAATACTCTTGTATCTAAATCTCCAAGCCTCATTATATAAACATATTTTTATATGAACTTAAAATGTTCTTTACATTTGTAGGCACTTCATTCACTATTGTTCCAAGAACAAAGTCATTTCTGTTATCATAGTAAGTTCCCACAAGTTGAGAAATAGCTTGTTTTAATAAACTATCATTTTGTCCAGAAGTAATATAAGTTACTTTTACTTCTTTTGAAGGAAGCATATTTAAAGATACAATTGTATCATCTAAACCATAAGTTTCATAATCTGTTGTTGCAGTTCCTTCTACTGTTATAGAGCTTATTGATGCCACTGGCGAAAATGGAAGAACGAATCTTTCGTTTACACTTGCAAGATATAAGGTTCTGTTTTTTGCTACTATGTCTCTTGATATAAAGTTTTCACACCATATTCTTGCTTGAGTTATCATTTGTCCTATAATGGTATCATCAGCGCTTGTATCAACTCTAATAAAATCTTTAGCTTCTGAAGTAGTTAATATTTCACTACCAGTTGTGCTATTTATTTTCATTTGAGTGTGAAAAGTATTTAAAGGTTCAGAAAAATATGCCATTATTTTTTAGCTTTAGTTGTTCTTTTATTTGTCTTAACTTCTTTAGTTTCTTTAGCAACTTTTTCTTCTTTGTATTCAATTGCTATTTTTTTTGATATATAATGTCTGGCTGTCTTATTATCTACATCATAAATTTCATTTTCATTTCTCCAACCTCCAGATGAATATACATCTTTTAACATTTTTACTTTCATAATATCTATTTTAAACAAAGATAAAAAAAATGCACCACAAATATTTTTGAAGTGCATTTACAAAAGAGAATTAATTAAAGTCAAAGTTATTAAAATATTTTGAGTTATCGTTTGTAAGACTTAATCTTACAGACATTCTTTTTCCATCATTTTTAAATATGAAAAAACCTTCAAACTTATCAACCCATATAGCAAAGTAATCTACATCTTTTTTTTTATAAGAATGATGCCAGGCAATATGAATTGTTTTTCTGTGCTTTCTAAAATCTTGATTGGTAGATTTAATTTGTATGCGATAAATATTATCTCCAGTATCAGCTACACAATCATAAAGGCAGGAATCAATTAGGGGATAGGATACTATTATGCCTCGTTTAAGACATTCAATACCAAATTGATATTCGGCAATACAACCTACTGCATTGCTATCCATACAATAAAGTTATAAAAAAAATGCCTAACCGAAGTCAGGCATCTTTACAAAAAACTAATTAACGTATGAAAAATACTCTATTATAAATTAAATTTATGGTTTTCTAATAACTTTTCCAAATTTGCTAACGCTCTCCAAGCTACTTTAGCATCGTGATATATTCCATCATCATCTAAAGTTCCAGCTTGTGTAAGATGTCTCATTAGGGCATCTAATTCATCTTGTGATTTAGACCTATCCCAGAATAGGGGCTTTCCAGGATTATGTTGGTCATTTCCAAGTTTACTTACAAGAGCTACATAAGCAATTGCTTTTGGAAAGTATTTTATAACACCACTATATATCGGAAAGTTCTTTCTCCTCTGATGTTTGTTCTTTTTTTGACTCATCTAATATTTTGTCTAATTGTAATTCGATTAAATTTAATTTGCCGCAAATATCAAGTGATTCTTTAAGCTTTAACTCACTGCAATAAAAAACCTCGTGATGCAATTTATTTAAATTTTTCTAAGACCCTCTAATGACATAAAATAAAAAGTTTATTAATAATATTCCCCAAAATAGTAGTTGAGGATATCCCCAACAAAAATACTTAAGTATTGTTCTCTGTAGTTCTTTATCTACAGGCATATTTATATCTTGCTTTGTTGCTTTATAAATAGTTTTCATTATCCGTTTATTATCATCATTATAGACCATAGCACAAAGAACATTGCCATTCCTACTGCTAAAAATCCGATAAACATAAAAAAGTCTTCAAATAGATTTTTCATAGTTAAATGTTTTGAAATGCTAATTCTTTTATTGCATCAGAATGTCTTAACCATTTTGCACTTTCGTGTTCAATAACAACATCTTCCCCATTAGTAATTGCAATTAGTAAAGATGTATCCATAAATCTTTTTACCAAATTTTGTGACACTCCAAATACTTGACACATAGTTTTAAATCTATCTTTGTCATCTATTATTGTATTAAAAGAATCATTATCAAGTGCAGTAAATTCTAGGATAGTGTTACGATTCATTACACCTTCTAATTTAAAATGACACATTAATGTTACAGAGACAGGCTCATTAAGATTAAGTGCGTTTGTTTGTAAGCTAAATTTTGTGTTTTTCATAATTATTAGTTTTAAATATGAAGCTAATATATAAACTATTTTTTAAATAACAAAATATTTTTTACTTTTTTTAATAAATTTTAATGTTTATTTAACATTAGGGTATAAAAAAAGGGGCATAAAGCCCCTTTAATTATTTATGCTATTATAGATTAAGCAGGAGTTTCAAGCGCTGTTTTAGCAGTGCTGAATGTTCCTTGTACGATAGCATTTGGCTGGTAGTTAGTTAAAGCTACTCTTTCTGCAACTTTTACAGTTACAAAGCCATCTCTGAAGTTAGTAGAGTCTTCTCTTGAGAATTCAACAGAAACATTGTCTCTAATCCAAAGCTGTGTAGCTTGGTTTAAATCACCAACTAAAAACTTCCCTGCAGTTACAGCAGTATTTACAATAACTGGTACTCCCATAATTGTTGGAGTTAAGCCTGTGTAAATTTGGTTTTTAAGGTACTCGTTAGTAGTCGCTTTAAGTAAAGCAATCTTGTGTAAATCTGTTGGGTTTAACAGAATTGCACTTGCTTGGTAGTTAGATAATGCTAACTGGTTTAAAGCAGCAACAAGTACATCATACTCATTTGCAGCTTCGATAGACTGGTAGAAAGCACCACCTGAACCTGTTACAAATGCAGCACCATCAGTGAATAATCCATCAAGGTTTGGCGCAGAACCATCACCATTTAGGATTTCGTTGTCCTCAATTGATAATACTTTTCCTGGAACTCTTGCAGAAAGGTAAGAAGATAACTGTGGAGTATCTGCTAACATTTCTTCTGTAATTCTCATAAAAGTACCAATTTTCTCAACATTTACTGAAGTCGCAGTAATATCGAAGTCAGACTGACCAAGAGTTGAACCTTGAGCAGTTGCAGCT